TGACGTCATGCGTGAGTCAGAACGTTCTCGTTTGATTGCTCCTGCGTTACAACAGGCTGTAGAGTCTAGCGTAGCAGAGGTCGAAGAGGCAACGTTTGGCCGTGGTAAATGGTTTGACATTAAAGATGACAAAGGCGATAAGAATCCTCTTGACATTGCTCAGATGCGCGAACAGCTTATGGAAGACATGGGCTATACTAAGACACGTAAGGCAGTAGCCGAATGTATTCTTAACAGCGCTATCTACGGAACAGGCGTCGGTGAGATTGTCATTGAGGAAATCAAAGAGATGGCGCCGGCTACTAAGCCTATCATGGAAGGCTCTATGGAGGCAGTAGGTGTCGAGATAAAAGATCGCTTTGTTGTCAAACTTAATCCTATTGTTCCGCAGAACTTCCTAATTGACCCTGTAGCAACTTCAGTCGAAGATGCCTTAGGTTGTGCTGTAGACCAGTTTGTGTCATCACACCAAGTAGAGATGCTACAGGAGTCGGGTGTATACCGTGACGATGTAGACATAGGTGAAGCCTCTACGGAAACCAGCTTAGAGCCTGACAAGGAATTATCACACTTCCCTGAGGACAAAGTACGTTTGACTAAGTACTATGGTTTAGTACCACGTCATATGCTTAAGGAAGCTATGGACGAAGAGCTCGGAGAAGATGAGGAAGCTGTAGACTTAGTTGACGAGGATGATGAGGACGAAAGTTATTATGTAGAGGCTATTGTTGTCTTAGGTAACGGTCAGTTACTAAAAGTAGAAGAAAACCCCTACATGATGCAGGACCGTCCTATTGTTGCATTCCCTTGGGATGTAGTCCCTAATCGTTTTTGGGGTCGCGGTGTTTGTGAAAAAGGCTATAACAGTCAGAAAGCGCTTGACACGGAACTTAGAGCACGTATTGATGCATTAGCACTAACGATACATCCTATGATGGCTGTGGACGCCTCACGACTTCCTAGAGGCATGAAACCTGAAGTACGTCCAGGTAAAATGTTCTTAACTAACGGTAATCCTGCTGAGATTCTACAGCCGTTTAACTTTGGTCAGGTAGGTCAAGTAACATTTGCTCAGGCAGGACAGTTAGAACAAATGGTACAGCAGTCTACAGGCGCTGTGGATTCTACTGGTGTAGCCGGTGGTGTCAACGGTGAGGCCACTGCGGCAGGCATTAGTATGTCCTTGGGTGCGATTATTAAGAGACATAAACGAACTCTTATTAATTTCCAAGAGATGTTCTTACTGCCCTTGGTACAGAAGACAGCTTGGCGTTACATGCAGTTTGTCCCTGAGTTATACCCAGCGCAGGACTTTAAGTTTGTTCCAGCGTCTACTCTAGGCCTAATTGCTCGAGAATACGAAGTTACACAATTAGTTCAGTTACTACAGACAATGCAACAGGACAACCCAGCGTATCCTATGTTGATTGAGTCTATTATAGACAATATGAACTTAAGTAACCGTGAGGAAATGATTGCTACGATTAAGGCGGCCCAACAGCCTACACCGGAGCAACAACAGGCACAACAACAGCAACAACAGATGCAACAGCAACAGATTCAGTTACAGATTGCTAAAGAACAAGCTACAGCCGCTGCTTTACAAGCTCAGGCCGCGGAAGCTAACGCTAGAGCAGAGAAGTATAAAGTTGAATCTCAAGTTGAAACATATAATGCTGAAACTCAACGTATCAAGGCAGTCGCCGCGACAACTAGGGATGATGTCAACGATACAGAGTTTGAGAAGCGCATGAGACTAGCTGAGTTAGAACTTAAGAAGCAATCTCAAGACGCTACTATAGCTAAGGATGTTGCTCAGACTGCTGAGACAGTCCAGGAAGTTGCACAGCCTTCTCCTGAAGAGATGCAAATGATGCAACAAATGGCGCAAAGTCAAGGCCCAGAACAACAATAAAAACCTTGACAAACGCCTGAAAATATGTTATAATAGGTACATATGTTAACTACAGTCATCCTAAAGGGGGACAAATGACTCAACAAGAAGAACTTTATTACAATAACTTTTTTGACTTATTTTCTTCTGAGGGCTGGAAGCAGCTCTTAGAGGAACTCACTGTGAGAGAACAAGCAATTGATGTCTCTCATATAAACAATGTCGAGTCCTTATTTCAAGTTAAGGGAGAACTTGGCATTATTAGAATGTTACTAAACTTTGAGCGTTTCATTGAATCAGCTTATGAGGAAGTAACTCAAAACGAGTCTAATTAACCTCGGTGGGCGAGAGGCTTAGACATTTAAATTCCACAATACTTTTAAAGTACGGAGATACAATATGGCGCAAGACATAGATGGTCGCTTAGAAGGCGAAGAAGATTACCAAGAAGAAATCGTAGATTTTGGGAATGCCCCTGAAGTTCAGGACGAAGCTCCCCGAGGTTACGATGACTACGTAAACGAACCAGAAGAGACAGAAGATCCTGAAGACGACTTACCGGATAAATATCGTGGTAAAGACGTTAAGGATATTATTGCAATGCATCAGAACGCTGAAAAGCTCCTGGGCAAGCAGTCTTCTGAAGTAGGTGAGTTACGGAAGGTAGTCGACGACTTCATACAAGCTCAAACCACACAACAACAAACAGCCCCTGCAACGTATGCAGAAGAAGAAGTAGACGATTTAGATTTCTTTGAGGATCCTAAAAAGGCTGTAAGCCAGATGCTCGAGAATCACCCCTCAGTACAGCAAAGTAAACAAATGGCTGTACGCCTGGCACAACAAGAAGCACTTGCTCAACTTAAGTCAAACCATCCAGACTTCCAGAGCATTGTAGCTGACACGGGGTTCCAAGAGTGGGTCGGCAAGTCTAAGATACGTACTGCCCTGTTACAGCGAGCAGATTCATACGACTACGAAAGTGCTAACGAGTTATTCTCCTTATGGAAAGAACGTCAAGGTATGGTCAACGACACTATCAGAAACGAAACTCAAGCGCGTAAGAAGTCAGTGAAACAAAGTTCGACGGGAAATACTAGAGGTAGTTCAGAAAAGTCGTCGCGTAAAATCTACAGACGTGCAGACATTGTAGAACTGATGGCTAAGGACCCTGAGCGTTATCAATCCTTGGCTTCTGAAATTAGACAAGCCTATGCAGAAGGGCGGGTCAAATAACTTTAATTTTATTTCAAGGAACCTTAAATGGCTAACTTAACTCCATCAACAAGTAACACAGTTACTAAAGCAAATGCAACTCACTTTATTCCTGAGTTGTGGTCAGACGAAGTAATCGCGGCATATAAGAAATCTCTTGTATTAGCGAACTTAGTACAGAAGATGCCTATGACTGGTAAAAAGGGTGACACTATGCACATCCCTAAACCAACTCGTGGCGCGGCTAATGCTAAGACTGCGGCTGACACTGTTACAATCCAACAGAACACTAACGATGAGTTAGTAATCTCTATCGACAAGCACTTTGAATACTCACGCTTAATCGAAGACATCACTGATGTTCAAGCGTTTGATTCATTACGTCGTTTCTACACTGAAGATGCAGGTTATGCATTAGGTCTTAAAGTTGACGAAGAGTTATTTGCTCTTGGTAAATCTTTAGGCGACGGTGACGGCTCTTCATGGGTACACAGCGCGGCTTACCAGTTCAACACTACTACTGGTGCGGCTGAAGCTTATGATGCTGACGGTGCTACTGATATCGGCGCGTTTAATGACGCTGGTTTCCGTGACCTTATCCAGGCGCTTGACGACGAGAATGTCCCTATGGACAACCGTGTATTAGTAATCCCACCGTCTGCTGTTAATGAGATCCGTGGTATTGACCGTTATAACTCAAGTGACTTCGTAGATGGTCGTTCTGTACAGAATGGTCAAATCGGTACTCTTTATGGTATTGATGTTTACGTATCTACTAACGCTCCTGTCATCGAGACTGGCGTTAAAGCAGGTCTATTAATGCACAAAGATGCTTTCGTATTATGCGAACAGTTATCTGTACGTTCACAAACTCAGTACAAGCAAGAGTTCTTAGCAACTCTATATACTGCTGATACTATCTACGGTCTAGACGTATACCGTCCAGAGTGTGGTGTAGTTATCGCATTACCAGCTTAATAACCTAGAGTTATTTTCAAGGGGGTTCTAACGAGCTCCCTTTATAAATAGTTTTAGCCCCTTTCATATACGGAGTAACGAATGGCAATATATCGTGGAACAGGTGGCTCGGCAGAAGCTACTAACAACGCAACAGTTAATGAAGTAGCAAGCTACGCAACAGATGCAGAAACCTCTGCGACTAATGCGGCTTCTAGCGCTACCTCAGCGGCTTCTTCAGCTACATCGGCCTCTAGCTCTGCGACAGCCTCGGCCTCCTCAGCAACAGCCTCAGAAAGCTCTGCTACGGCTTCAGCAACATCAGCTAGTGCATCAGCAACCTCAGCAACCAACGCTTCAACCTCAGCCTCTCAGGCCGCTTCCAGCGCCTCTGCGGCATCTACAAGTGCGTCTAACGCCTCAACATCAGAAACCAATGCCGCTTCTTCAGAGACTGCGGCGGCTTCTAGTGCGTCTAATGCGGCTACTTCAGCAACTAATGCAAACACTAGTGCGTCTAATGCTTCTACTTCCGAGACTAATGCGGCTACTTCAGCTTCTAATGCGTCTACCTCGGAAACTAATGCGGCCACGAGTGCCTCAGAAGCGGCGGCAAGTGCGGCTAGTATCGTTAGTGATGAGTTGGAGTCAGCGGCTAATGCGGCGGCGGCGGCTCAGTCATACGACAACTTTGACGACCGTTACTTAGGTGCTAAAGCCTCAGACCCTACAGTTGATAATGATGGCGATGCGTTAATCACAGGTGCTATGTACTTCGATTCGTCTAACAACGTTATGAAAGTCTATAGTGGTAC